CAAAAAAACAAAAAAAGTGGTTGACAAAAATTAAAAAATTTTTATCTCACAAAATTTTTGTTCTGAGACTTCGCCCCCGGAGGCCGAGGGCGCGCAGCGCCGAAGGGGGCATTCGATAACGGCTCCTAAGGGGGGGGGGAGGGGGGGGGAGGGCGGAGACCTCCACCCCCGAGGGGGATCCAGGGCCTATGTAGACTATTACCCATAGGCCCTGGATCCCGGATCCCACGCACGTGCGGATCCGGACCAAATTTTTATCTCCGATAAAATTTGTATTTGGGTTCCCTACTAGGGCGTGGGATCCGGACTGGATCTCCACTTGTGAATACATGGAACAACGTCGCGACACTCGCGTCCGTACGCCTCTGGCGAAAAATTGGTTGATGACTATCAACAATTACGGTCCCGACGATGAGGAGGCGTTCCGTCAACGTACGGAATTGTTCAAATGTGCCATATTTGGCAGAGAGGTTGGGGAAAATGGGACCCCACACCTTCAGGCATTTGTTTCGTTTCATACGAAGAAGCGTGGCACTGCGATATCAGCAATCTGGCCACGTTCACATCAGCAAGTTGCCAACGGTACACCGTGGGAAAACTTCCTTTATTGTGCAAAGGGTTCCCAGCCGAAGGCGGAGTGGGACACAATGAAGCAACATGGTCCGAATTATGGTAAGGATGCCTATGTTGAGCGCTTTGGGGATGCACCAAAGCCACCGAACGAATCACCGTACAAGGAGGTGTTCGCTATGCTGGAAGCAGGTACTTCAGTTCATGATGCAATGAAGTACGTAGCTAAGGAGTTGCCGCGTGACTATGCGCTCCATGGAACTAACATCAAGGCGAATTTGATGTTGTATAAAGTTCCTCCATTTGTCCACAAGTACAAATGGGATCAGTTTATCCGACCGCTAGAAGTTTTGGATAAACATATTTTGATTTATGGTGGTACTTCCCTGGGGAAGACAGCGTATGCGTTGGCGCACTTTCAAAATCCTCTCTATGTCAAGCAGATTGACACCTTACGACGGCTTACGCCTGATCATGATGGAATTGTATTCGATGATATGTGCTTTAAGCACATGGACCCAGAAGCACTTATTTCCCTTCTGGATTGGGACTACCCTCGGGAGGTGCATTGTCGTTATAGCAATGCTACTATTCCTGCTAGGTTGCCGTGTATATTTACGCATAACACGGCGGACCCCTTTACAACGCGGGAGACTCCACATGATCAGTACTTAGCGATTGAGCGTAGGTATCGAAGGGTATTTATTACCGAGAAACTTTTTGTAGATCAATAAATTATTCCACCGCGAGGTTTGGAATTTGCCAGATACGAGTTCCTGCAAAGGTACCACTTGTTGGTAGTACTTGACTACTCAATGCAATGTTGCATTGAGTATTTGCATTGGCAATGACAATGTAGCTTGACATAACTCTTGCGGCACTCACGGCTGAGGGTGGAGCAGACCAGTTATTTAATCCACTTGTTGATACGATCGTTCCATTTGTAGCGGTGATGGTTGGTAGGGTGATCGCGGTGGCTGTGCCAATCCAATAATGGGTAACTTGGTACACTTGTTTCATTGATGAAATGGGTAGGTTGATTGAGTCACCACCAAGAGCAAATCCACCAGTTGAGTAGACGACGTTCAGTGTAGCTCCGGCTGCTCCGGCAATTGGATTTGTGTTATCGTAAGTGGAGTTTGTGATAACTAATCCTGAGTTGTAGTTACCGAGCCCAGAGTACAATTTCGGTTTTAATCCGGCAACTTGGTAAGTAACCCATAGTTCACCAACGTTGACATTGTTTCCTTGCAATCCATTTGTGGCGATTTGGAAGTTTCCAAGATCGTACATTCTTTGATCACCTCCATCAGATGGAAGAAGTCCTGTTCTTGTGTATAGAACATCCATAGGACTTTCACTTCTCGAGCATTCGATGAAGTATTTGCAGCTGTCGGAAGGCTTGATCGACACACCTCCTTCATATTCTTCCATCTCTTGTTTTGACGTGAAGTCAGGACTTAAGACGTTGTAGTTGCAAGCCATGATGACTTGACCAAGTGCGGTGTTGGTCGAGTTGAGAGCGTCGGCACTCATTGTGCGGAATTCGAAGTACATGCCTTCGATTACATATTGATCATAGTTTGCGAGGCATTGCGCGAGTTTCGGGAAGACGTTGTCATTACCGGGGTTAATGTCAAAGGATTGGAGTTTGAACGTACCGGCTGAGCCTGAGATAATGTCGCCAATGTATTCGGTACCCCTGAATACTTGTCCTCCATGGACATTCGGGTTGACAATAGCTCCGTCTTCTCCTGGCATAAGCGCGTTAGCTTTAACTTTGTAATCCCCGAGGCCAGTAAAGCTTCGGACCAGACCTTGTGCAGCGCCTCCGACGTATTCGCCCAGTTTACTGCCGAGGTATCCGCCCCAGCGAGTTCCGAAATCCGCTCCACTGTCCATAGTATATGCTCCATAGCCTCGATAGCGTCGGCCACGATATCCGCCACGGTAGCTGCCGTACCCTCGCTGGTATCGTGAGTATCTTCTTCTCTTGTAACCTCCTCCGCCGCGCGCCGCTTTAGGGAGGGGGATGTAATTGGGGTTGCGATTGTATTTTCGCAGATTTCCATATCTGATTGGTTCGTCGTCAGCTGGGGCTTGTCGTCTTGCTCGAGGCTGTCGAAGTCCAGCCGCGATCGCGGCGCCGAGTTGTTGCATGTCGATGTCCATTTCGCTTCTGCGTTGTTGTTGTGTCGGCCTTTCGTCGACAAGATCCCCGTCTGCGAGCCTTTTCGTGATGTTGGCGGGCAGTCAATGAGCATCCCTTAACTTTTGATTTTTTTTGGGTGGTATGTTTTGGGACCAAAAAAACAAAAAAAGTGGTTGACAAAAATTAAAAAATTTTTATCTCACAAAATTTTTGTTCTGAGACTTCGCCCCCGGAGGCCGAGGGCGCGCAGCGCCGAAGGGGGCATTCGATAACG